TCAGCAACAAACTCATTTCTGTCTATGACTTCACCAGTATTGTTAGTTCCATCTGCGACCACACTAAAGTCTTGTATACCTCGTCTGCCTTGAACATCTCGTAAGAAAGGTTCTACCAAGTTTCTAAATTGAGCTCTTGTAAATTCGTCATTAAACTCAAAGAGTTGGAACTTGGCCGCAGTTGCGATTGCCTTTTCCATAACCAAGAACAATCGTCTGACATTAATTCTGTCAAACGCACTTGGTTTAGTTAATGCAGTCTTATCTCCAAAGAGTGTTACTCCTTGTCCAGAAAAGTTCACCACAGGATTTACTCTTGCACGATAAAGTCTATCTCTTTCTGAACCACTTGGATTATAAGAAAGTTTAATTGCACCTCTTACTCTACCTCTGTTAAATCCAGCAGGAGAAAACCATGCATCAGCAACTTGGTCTGTGTTTGCACAAAGTCCAGCAGTGTCTCCGTTAAGTGGTACAAATCTGAATAAGTCATTGTACTTATCGTACATATACTTGTATCCACTATCGAATACCACATAAGATGATGATGGACATAAATCAAATGCAGTTATGACATTATCTGTTTGGGTGGTTGAACTATTAACACCAACTGTTGCAGAACGATATGGAGAAACAAATGCAATACAATCTTTTCTCTCTTCTACTAACTTAGTTATCATTGTAACGTGTGTGTCTTGAGTTGATGAAGTATCACCAGCTCCACCACCTCGTCCTCCAAGAACTAAGTTAACATCTATTGATTCTGTGTCTGCAAATCTGTTGTATGCAGTATCCAATTCACCAGCTGTTGGTGCATAATCATCAGTTCCACCAGAAAGTTCACTTCTTGTTGGTAGGTCTAATACTGCGTATGTTGATGAACCATCTTCCAAGTCGATATTATCACCATTGTCTGTTGAGTCACTATCAGTACCATCTAGTAAGAGTTTGTCACCAGCGTTTGATGATGAACTATCAGTACCATCTAGTAATATATCACCCTCTTGAGTTCCATCTACATCAGTTCCCCAGTTTGTTCCACTAGAATTATGATCCATCCAGTATACATATTGTGATTGTCTGTAGATAACATCTGGGTAGAAGATACTATCTCCTTGTGGCCCTTTTGCGTTACTATTAACAGAGAGGTTTGCATATGTTTCTAGAACTGCGTTTGTTCTTTGTCCGTCTGCATCCACACTGAAACCAGATAGTGAACCAGTTGTATCGTAAACAACTATGTGTACTTCGTCTAATGTACCTCTGTCATTTTCAGATGCATATGTTGATGTGCCTGGAGCTGCATCAAACAGATCGTAAAATCTCCAACGTCTACGAATGTTTGTTCCACTTGAAACTGTACTCTGTAAACCCTCACCATTTGCGTTATCTTTTAGTTTGATAACTATGGTATCTGAACTTCCACTATCGTTAACAGATGTTACTTCGTATTCATGTCCACCAGACTCACCAAAGTTTACCATGTCACCAACACTAAAAACAGTCGCATCTGAAACAGATATTGTTGTCTGTCCAGCAGCCTCTTCTGCACTTGTAGTTGTGACAGCGTTTTGTGAGTAATTGTTTGCACTAGAACATATTGAAACTCCTAATGAGTTACCAAGTGTTCCAGCATCTCTTGCAGCCCATTCTCCAACTGAACCTTGTCCTGTTGAGTAAGATTCTAGATAATGGTCTGTATTTCGTATTAGTAGTCCTGTACTACCAGCAGTTGCGTTTAGTACACCAGACTCCGCTCTAACCACAAGAAGTTGGTTTGTGTACGACAGAAAGTTAGCCGCAGTAAACCATGTTTCGTAATGATTACTTGTAGTTTGGGGTTTACCAAATATCTTTACCAGTTCTTCTTCTGAAGATATAGAAGTTACTTCAGAAACAGGCCCCTTTTCAGCGGCCATTGCAATTGCACCAATTGATGTTGCAACTGCTGGTACGACATTTGTTAAATCTATTTCTTTGACTTTAACGCCAGGAGAAACTAAAAATGCCATGTTTTTACTCCCTCTATTAAATTAATTGAGTTATTCTGATAATATTTATAAAAAACAACATTCTAAAAACTATACCTTTATATCTACAAGTTATAAATAATACTATGAATGAACATTATGACAAATATAAAGAAACCATCAAAAAGGTTGCAAGAAGACACAGGTTGTTAAAAGATAAATGGATTACAGATTATTTGATGTCTAACTCCTGCTCTCATTGTGGTGAATCAGAATTGATTTGTTTACAATTTTACCCAGATGATCGTAAGATAAGAGCTATGTCCAAAAGATCTGAGGATAAAACTGAGGTATTAGAGTATATATCAAACAACGAAATTGTATGTAGAAATTGTTTTCAGAAGTTAGATTCTGATATTATTACAAAATAGGTAAGATATGAACAATTGGGAAAATGATCTGGATAAAAGAACAAGTGCAGGCGCTATGGGAGACAAAGTTCCAGAAGAAATATTAGATTGGTTAAAAAGTATTATATCTAAAACAAAAGATAAAAAAAACTTAGACTTTACTAATAATCTGGCAGGAAATTTAAAAGAAGAATATCTTATATTTATGCGACCAACTCAGTCTAACAAAAATCGTCAAGGATTAGTAAAATCTGATGATATGAATTTTTTAAATTATCAAAAATATATTGATAGTTTATGTTTCAATCCTTTCTTCAAAAACTTTTGGGAAAATATAAATATTCTATCAGAAAACAGACCTTTGCAAATAGACTCATCATGGGTTAATTTTCAAAAAAAAATATGAATACAATACAATGCATGATCACTGTGGTTTATTTTCGTGGGTAATATTTGTAAACATACCATATGATTTAGAGGAAGAGGAAAAATGTTTTGCTACTGGAGGGCCTACAACGACCACCTCTAAATTTTTCTTTGCATATCCTAGTAATTCCTCATATTTCAAGAGTGCTATAAAAACATCCGTATTAAATGTGGATAAAAGTTATGAGGGAAAAATAATTATATTTCCAGCACACACACTACATGGTGTGAATCCATTTTATACAAGTGATGAATATAGAATAACTGTATCTGGTAATATGGTTTTTCAAGTTTAATTACCAATTAGAATCATAGTTTCTAACTATTGGATTCCATTTAGTTCCATACTCGTCCACCATATTTCCTATATTCTCATCCTCTAATCCATTAACGACAAATCCAAATGGAGCCATATCCTGTTCCAACTGGTCTTGTTGTTCTTTGAACATTTGTTCTCGTATGTCATTGTTTGTTAGTTCTTTGAAATAAGTCTGGTCTGTCGCCCAACCAAATATAAACATACACGCAACCAAATCATCATTACAACCATCATCGGCTTCAAATGATGACCCCTTGACTATAAATGTAGATAGTTCGTTAATACAATCAAAATCCTCAACGATTATTTTATCACTTTCTAATAGTTGTTTAAGATTAGAACAACCAATCTTTTTTACTGCTTTTGTTGTTCTCACCCCCAGTTGTGCTTTACCTCCAGAGAAACCACCACCCATAATCTGACCAGCACGACCTCTCATAGATGCCATAACTAGGTTATCATATTCCAAATCAAATTGCATTGCGTTTGCAACTTGTTCTCCTATATCATTTACCTCTATAAGAACAAATGCTTGATTATACGCTCTTGCAACATGATATATTTTTTGTGGAAACATCATAGGTTTCACTTCGTTATCTTTAAACTTTGCAACGATACGATAAGGAACTTTTGTAACATCAAAAACAACATACGCAGAGTAGTCATTCTTCGTTCCTCTTGATACGTCTGCACACATGAAGTATGTGTGGTCTTTTTGTGGTTGTTCATATACATCTAATCCAGCGTTTGATGTTTCTGGTGTTTTATATGCGAGTGTTCTTAATTTAGATGGTGTGATAAGTGTGTCGATAGAACCAAGAAACTCACACTCAAATTCTGTTTGGAATTGTTGTTCACTTGTGTTTGCGATTGTTTCTTTTTTCCACTTGTCATCACGACCAGGCACTTCACTCCAATGTACCTCTATAGGTATGTAAGAGTTTCGTCTTTCCTCTGCATCTGTCCAGAGTTTATAGAACATATTCATACCATGTGGAGTAGAAACAATCATAACTTTTGTAGTTTTACCAGATGATATTGTGGGATACACAGAACTGAAGAACTGTTCTGCAACATTAGATGGAACATATGCGAACTCGTCTAAGAATATAATATTATAAGAACCACCACGAACTGCACTAGCAGAAGTAGACGAAGCCAAAATCTTTGATCCGTTTTCAAGTTCAAGACTCCCTTTGTTCCATGACATAACTCCTTGTTGTAACCATTTAGGTAGGTGTTCGTATGCAAGTTGTAGTCGTCCTAATAAATCTCTTGCAGTTGCAGCCTTATTCGCAAGTATCGCTATGTTAACACTTGGGTTGAAAAGTGAGTAGTGTAGTAGATAGGATATCATAGTCGTGGATTTACCAGACTGTCTTGGTAACTTACAGATTGTAAAACGATTTTTGTGGAACGTACCAACCATTTCCTTTTGAAAGGGGTACATCTTAAATGGTATTAAACCCTCGTCCAGAGATACAATTCGTACATAATTTTGGATGAAGTAGAGCGGGTCTTCCATACATCTTGCGTACTCTTGGACTTGTTTTTTTGTCCATTGTTGTTGGACATTAGCCTTTTTAAGATTCGGATTACCCAGATATGTTGCATCATTGATTGTCATGGAATTTCCACCACCCTGTTATGATATATTTATCTGAGTCATGGTTTGTAACTCCCCTATGAGTGTGTGTCCAGGCTGCAGGCCATATCACTGTTAATCCTTTATGACATGGAGTTGTAGTTTTTTGATGAAAGAACTCTGTACCAGCATTGTCTAAAGTATTTAAATAAGTCATAAAAACTAAATGTCTATGTAAAACAATATCATGACCACTATTTTCCATGTGCCAATTATAAAAACCTTCTCCAGGCTTATAGTGTTGTATTTTTATGGGATCAAGTATATTATAAGAGTGTACACTATCACAGTAAGGATATCTTTCCTTATAAGAACGTAATGCAATATTTAAATGATAAACATAATCTCTCATTTCACTATGGTCTAAATCTAATTCTACATCTGTTGACCTTTTCCAATCTGGTTTTTTTTCATTACCCCAGTAGTTTGAACCATCAATCCAATGATCTTTTTCAGTGTGAAAGAGTTCAATAAGATTATCACAAATTTCTTCTGGTATATACCACCCTCCAATAAAACTACCATAGTCTATATCATATTCTTTCATTTCATTTTCTCCTGTTGTTCATTAAAACTATACCATCCTGTCGTGATGTATTTTTCACCAACATTGTTTACAATACCTTTGTGCGTGTGTGTCCAAGTTGCAGGCCATATCAATGTCAATCCTTTTTCACATGGTGTTGTAACATTCTGATATAAAAACTCTGTACCAGCATTTTCTAAACTATTTAAATAAGTCATAAAAACTAAATGTCTATATGTGTGCACACCTTTGCCATTATTTTCAAAATGCCATTTATGAAATCCTTCACCTGGCTTATAGTGTTGTATTTTTACATTTTCTTTTATAGTGTAAGAACTAACTTGGTCACTATGACAATATCTTTTTTTATAATTGTTTAAACACTCTTGTAAATGATCTAGATACTTTTGTATTTTTAAATAAGATGGTTCTATGTACATCTCTTTAAATTTTTTCCAATCTTCTTTCCCATCTTCCCAATGATTTTTTTCTGAGTGGAATAGTTTAATAAGATCGTCACATATTTCATTTGGAATGTACCATCCACCTATGAAAGTTTTAGTATCTATTTCAAAATTTTTTTCCATCATTTTTTTCTTTTAACATTTTCTGTAGTTCAGCAGTAGAACCAACAAACAATGCGTTGGTAACATTCTTCGGTGCAGAATTTGGAACTTCTTTGAGTTTCTTCATCTTCTCCTGTAGGTCACCAAGTTTCTCTGTGACCTCTGCAACCTGTTTGATTAGATTACCAGCGACCTCATAACCTCTTGGATGGTCAGACTCCTTTGCAACATTGAGTATTCCCTCTATTGCATTCTGACCTTTTTCTATAAGATTGTAAAAGTTATCTCTTTGATATTTGTAATCTGCATCAACATCATCTAAATCATCAGATGGTTTAGGTACAGGTTCGCTGACAACAACCTCTTTCTGTATAGGTTCTGAAACACCAAGAACCTCATCAAGTATGTTCTCTGCATCTTTCATAATTAATTATTAGTTGATGTTTTATCCGTACCAGTTGATGAGTCTCTGTCTTTTGCATCTTGGAAGAAAGAAACAGTTTCATTGAAACCAAAATCATCATCTGAGTCAGCAGTGATTGGGTCAGGTGAAACTGTATATCTTTGTTCTCTTTTTGGAGATTGGTCTTGTAGATTTGCATACTGGTCAACTTGTACAGTTTTGATAACTTTTGCAGAAGTGACAGGGCCATACAAATAAAACTTTGAGGTAAATGCAAGAGTATAGATAATCGCTCTTCTCTCTGCATAATCA